TCATACCACCCCCATAACTTTCTGCATCAAACAGGCAAATATGCTGCGGTCGTAGACTTTACCGCGGACATCATCAGGAAAGGTAATATTTACAGCGTCGACAAACGTAAATTTCGGAGCCACTTGCTCGATGTAAGTAGCCAAACTGCAATGCATTTTTTTTAAGCCATTGGCTGGATCAAAGCTAATGTGCCCGTAGGATGTTCGAGTATGAAGCCGCTCTAAGTAATAAACGTCCGAGCTGTCGACATGTATCTTGATAAAGTATCCCCCAGGCTTCAGCACTCGCTCTACCTCATCCAGCACGCGTCGCTGATCTTCGTCGCGGGTAAAATGGCAAAGCGAATAAGCATCCATCACAAGGTCGAAAGACTCATCGCCTCCAGGGATCCCATATAGCAGGTTTTGATTCACAACATCGATAGAACCTGATAGTCCGGCCTCATCCACACGTTCAAGTGTCAAAGCGACCGCTTTGGGACAGAAATCAAGAGCGGTGACCTGCATACCTAAACTCGCGAGAAAAATGCTATTACGGCCGTTTCCGCAACCAAGATCCAAGGCCCGCGCAGCGGGGAATTCACATATTTTCATCAGCTCGACGAGTGCATGTGCCGGTGCAGCTCTTAACGATGATGGAATGGTAGGCGCTTTTTCATACTCGCGATCCCAAAAGTCCTGAGCATAATGCCCGTTCGACTCAGCAAACTCTATGGTCACGTCTGGCGTGGGGGGAAGGATCATTTGATATCCCTATCTTATAACTGCTGGAGGAATTCATATTGATTTTTACTGTGCCGTTGCGAGTGGGCGGCAATACTCAACCACTTTCATCGCTGCCTCTCAGGCTCTGGATCGGAGCTTCAACGATCCGATTGCAGGGGATACGCCTTGGAAGCCACCACAGCGCTGGCACTTTAGTATATCGAGCACTCATTGCAATGTCATTTTGAACGATTTGTCTGTAGACAAGTGCGGCTCTGTGAATCATCACTGGTCTCACAGAAACCTGAGCGATGCACCGGGCCGCCTTTAGTCTGATGTCGAACGTCAGAAATAGGTCGGGGCTGGTCAAAGTATCCCGGTAGACAGTGGAATTAGCGTCTTCAGAGTGAGTCGTGACAAGCGACTGTAATTTGTCATGATCCCCTACAATCGCAGGAGGGAAGTTGTCATTGATCTCAGGACGCCCCCACGAGCAATTCTTATCTCCGCTTGGCGATTCTCTGAGCATCTAACCTGGTAGGCTGGGGGTGAACCTCAGAGACCTATGCATCACGGCAGTTGTTGCGCAATGCCAACGTCAAGCGGGTAACACCCTACCCCATGTCCAAGCCCATCAGTCACTTCTAACAGTCCAGAGCTGATCGAGCCGTGTGGTGTAACTCTGACTCATCATGTCCCGCCGCATCGCCCATTCCGGATCGGCCGGAACACTTCCGGCCCGCAACGTCCCCCTGCCCCAGCGCGCATTGATCTCGTCCAGCACGCCCATCACTTTCTCCGCTGCAGCAGGCTGCGAAGCCGCGAACAGGTCATCCGTGAATTCTCCAGGCTGACGCAGATCCAGCAGCAAGACCTCTGCCTTGCTGTATTTGAACCCTGGGCGGAACAGTCGATTCACCGCTTCGGTTGCGGCCTTGGTCATCAGGCGCACGTCGTTGGTGGGGTACGGCAGTTCGACCAGTGCGCCGTTGGCGTATTTGGCTTCTTCCGGGTTGAACATGCCGGTGCGGATGCTCACGCGGATTTTCTTGCACAGTGAATTTTGGGCACGGAGCTTTTCGGCGGCTCGCTGAACATAGGTGGCCACCGCTTCCTTGATTGGCTCGATGGTGGTCAATCGCTGGCCAAACATACGGCTGCTGCAGATCTCCTGCTTCGGCGGTTCAGCCTCGCCCAGTTCCAGGCATGGCGTGCCGGCCAGCTCGCGTGCGGTCTTTTCGATCACCACGCTGAACCGGTCGCGCAGGGTCCGCGGGTCGGCCTTGGACAAGTCCATTGCCGTGCGGATGTTCATCGCTTCCAGGTGGGCTTTCATCTTCTTGCCGACACCCCACACTTCGGAGACGGCAGTATTGCGCAACACCCAGTTGCGTTTGTGCAGGTCGCAGATGTCGACGACACCACCCGTATGGGTCTGCAGTCGCTTGGCCGTGTGGTTGGCCAGCTTGGCCAGCGTCTTGGTGGGACCGATTCCAACGCCGACGGGAATGCCGGTGCACTTCAGAACTGCAGCGCGGATCTGGCGACCCAACGCCGTCAGATCGCCTGGCATGCCGGTCAAGTCTGCGAAGGCCTCATCGATGCTGTACACCTCTGTTGCCGGCACCATTGATTCGATGATCGACATCACGCGTTCGCTCATATTGCCGTAAAGCGCATAGTTGCTGCTGAACGCGACCACGCCGTTCTGGCGCAGAACGTCCTTGATCTGGAAGTACGGCGCACCCATTTTTACGAACGGCTTGGCGTCGTAACTACGGGCGATGACGCAGCCGTCGTTGTTGCTGAGCACAACGATAGGCGTCTTGGCCAGATCCGGCCGAAAAGCACGCTCACAGCTGGCGTAGAAGCAATTACAGTCGACCAGCGCAAAGACCTTCTCAAGGCCTGCCATGATCGCGCACGCTGTATCTCACCACGCCCAGGATGGCTAGCTCATCACCTTCCATAACGTGTCGCGGCGGATACTTCGTGTTTTCCGACTGCAGGATCACGACGTCATTGCGCATGTGCAGACGCTTGCAGACCGCCTCGGCATTCAGGGCAGCAATCACGATATCGCCATGCTCGGCATTGAGGCTTCGGTCAACAATCGCCAGATCGCCGCTGTGAATCCCCGCCCCCTGCATGCTTTCCCCTTGGACCGTCACCAGATACACATGGGGTGCGCGCACGTTAAACAGCTCATCGAGCGAGATGTTCTTCTCGATGTGATCCGCAGCCGGGCTCGGGAAGCCTGCGGAGACCAACGACGAAAACCAGGGAAGCTTCACGCCCCCCTCTGCCAGAGTGCCAATGTAGGTAATGCTCATGATCCGCGCCTTCTTGGATGATTAACTGTATGCATATACAGTTAACTCTTTGACCTGCGCGCGGTCAATCGTACAGGCAGGCCTTTTCGACGAGTGACATTACGGGTGACATCATGTGCGGACGGTACTCGATCTACGAATCCATGGACCACTACCTCAAGGAGCTTGCGCCAGAGCAGTTGGTCATCAACGGCTATGACCTCTGGCCGATCGAGCGATACAACGTCGCCCCGACCACCAGGGTCGAGATCATCCGCCCCACTGAAGAAGGCTTGAGCGTCGACAAAGTGCGCTGGGGATGGGAGCCGTTCTGGGCAAAAGGAAAACGCCCGGCACCGATCAACGCACGCGTCGAAACCGTTATGACCGGGAAGTTTTTCAAGCAACTCTGGCCGAACGGCCGAGCACTGGCCCCCGCAAATGGGTGGTTTGAATGGGTGAAAGATCCAAACGACCCGAAGAAGAAACAGCCCTACTACATCCGCCTGAAGAGCCAGAAACCGATGTTCTTCGCAGCACTGGCCGAGGTGCATGTAGGCCTTGAGCCGCATGAGGGGGATGGGTTTGTGATCATCACGGCGGAGAGTGATTCGGGGATGGTGGACATTCATGACCGGCGGCCGGTGGTGCTATCGCCGGAAGATGCGCGGGAGTGGGTTGAACCTGGGTTGTCGGCTGGGCGTGCGGAGGAAATCGCTCGACAGGCGTGTAGGCCTGTAGAGGATTTTGAGTGGTTTGAGGTTGGTAAAGCAGTGGGTAATGTGAGGAATCAGGGTGCAGGGCTGATCGTACCGGATGCAGTCGATTGACGTTAATCGTAGAGCTCAGGGCGTTAACGCAGCCTTTAGGATGCTGACGCTGAAATATTGCCGGAACTGTTCAAAGCTGGAATCTTCACATCCAGCGTGTCTACCGCAGCCCTGAATCTTTCAGTCCATCGGACCAGCGTGTGGGCTAGGCATTGCAGGTTCTGTTCCTTGATCGATGGCTATCTCATGCAACGACGGTATTTGTCAGTTCTTGAAGAACCCTATCCAGATTAGGTGCAAGCTCAAACACCTCCGACCGCAGCCCTGAAAGGGAGTCGGCTTCATATCCGTAGCGTGTGTGCGTGAAAAGCTGAGAACACTGCTTGATCCGTTCAATCAATGGAAATCCTGGGCTAAGCCGTTCTGATACGTCATGCAGAAGGGCGCATAGGCCAGGTAGAATTTCTGATACAGGCCAAAAAGGTCACGCTTGTTCTGGGGAAGCCCTGAAACGAGCTTCAAAAATGACAGTAACGCTGAGTTCTGCTCGACCAGAAATGACTTCAGATACTGCTCTGAAGCAAGCCCTGCAGTCGTAGCAGCTACCTAGAAAAAATCGGTTTCTCCGTCGATTGCGTGCTGCTCAATTATTTGAGCAGCACGCAGGAAATCATGTGCATAGGTGAAGACCTGGAATGAAGGCAGGTGTGTCTTTGTAGTGCTCATCATGTCCCTTTTGCCTCAGCGCATTGCGAATCTATGGTTCTCATCAGCCAGTGCTTCAAGCCGCTGTGCTTCAGTCAAGTCGACCAGCCCCAGCTCCACCAAAGCGATCAATATGCCGGTGATCTGGTGGCGCTCCTGACTGGCAAGTTTGGGATGCGTTGCGCGGAGTGTTTCGATCCGCTTCTGCAACCGCTCCTTGGTCCCGGCTACGTTTGCTGGAAGCAGAATGACTGGTACGTTCAAGATGTGGGCTCCCTTCTCGATTTTTCCTGCTCGATCCTGGGGAGCGAAATGCGCCCCTCTCTTACGGGCTTATCCCGCACTGGGCGGCTTGTGAGTACTGCTGTCATTTCTTCGTTGTATCGAACGCGAAACCTGCACCCTGGTACTGCAAAAGGCCCAGTCAAGGGCCGTGGGATGTAGCAAATTTTCCGGGATCATTCTTCAGCAGCAGGTACGGATTTGAATGCACGACGGCCCTGAAGAAATTCAATCTCCGCTGTGGGGCTGCTCAAGGCTTCATGCAGCGCCGCTATAAGTTCATAAGGCTTTGCATCAAAACCAGCTTGCTCGATTCCGGCCTCAAAACCCTGTATGTGAGCGGCCCCTTGATATTTGCGGAACGGCAACCAAGTAATAGGTCCCACCTCCACTTCGGGGTGATCGTACTCTGCTTGACAAGCATTAGCGCTTTTTGAATGGTGCGTCCTGCAGCGCAGTGGTCTGGCAGCGTATGCGATGCAGCGGCCATCCAGAAGTGCAGGACAACGCACATTAGTACGCAAGTGCTCTGCAGCAGTCATCGGCCTGACAGTGTTGGCGGCAGCATCCACCCGCTCAACAAAATTGCTGAACTTGTATACGGATAGAGTCGATCGCAGGTAATCAATCAGTCCAAATACTTCGACAGGCGTGGCCACCACTCGGATGTAGCAGCAAAATGAACAACCGTCACGGCATTCGATTTGGGCTTTGTCCAGTCTGCCTGCTTTACTGAGAACATTGTCGAGTGCGCGGATGCTGTCCCGCCGAGCCTTTTCAGGAGAGGACTTCAAGGCCACCTTCATGGCTGTTTCAAAGGCTTGATGGGCAACTGGTCGAGCCAGCTGGATCAGCTGTTCTTTATTCATCATCACCTCATGTACGCGTAGTAAAGCCGTCAGCGGCGTACTGCTCGTCCTGCTTCACCAGGTCTACCAGCTCCTGGAGCTGTGCCCTCATTTCATCGTAGATAGCCATCGTCTTTTCCTGCTCGGTCCTGGGTGTCGATCACCCACTTCTCCTAAGGCCTCGGCTCAGCTCGTCGGCTGGGCCTGTGTGAACTAGGCGCGAATTTCTATAAGACTTCAGCGACTACAAACTGCGTAGCGGTTTCGAACAGCCCCACAACAATCTCTCGATCCTCGCGGGCGAGCTTATAGGCGTCGGCAAAGTGCTCGAACCGCTGCGCAAGCCGCGGACTCTTTGTCCAGCTTCGGGATGTAGCGAGCAGGCTATCCTTGAAGTCCGCTAGAAATTCATCGCTCGCTGGAATGTAGACGACATACCCGAGAAAAGGAGCATCCTGGGGGAGTCTCAATTCCTCACGAACGTCATTCAAATCGCGCTGGACTAGGCCAAGCGACTCGGCGGTTTTACGCTTTGCTTCAGCGGATTGGGCCGAGCGCTCTGCTTGAGTACCACGTTGCTTTGCTTCTCCCATTTGGGGCTCCTCCTTCCCTTAAGACTGCGCTTCTGCGCGGGCCTGTTGCTCCAGCTCCATGCAACGCAGACCTGGGCTAATCCGGCACTGCCGACGCTCACGAAAAAGCCCCACGACCGTGGGATGCCGTGGGGGCTGATTGAACATAAACGGCATTCGCAGCGCTTACCGACTAGCGTCACCCAGTGCCTCGATGGCGGCCAACGTCACGGGATCATCGCCTTCTACCTGGGCCAACTCCATCAAGGTTTCAACGGCACTGGAGGTTTGAATTCGTCCTAGCCCTTTTATCGCTGCAATTTTACGTTTTTCACTGGTTTTGCTGTCGGTGGCAAATGCCAATAATAGGTTCTCGCCGTTAGGATCACTCATCGCATCGTCTCCTTGCTTGGGGGGAACATACTGGGGCTGGGCTTGGGAATTACTTGTAAGTTTTTCCCGGAACCTCACACCAGTTTCAGGTGAGGCGTTATTGAGTCGGCAATCTGTACCTGCATCGCCGGTTGCATGGTCATCACATCAAAGCCCATCGACTCAAACCAATCGCGATTCATCAACGAGCGATCTTCGATCGGAACGTCGAAAAAACCGTTGTCCTCTGACCAGAATCTGCAACTGACCGGGTGCAACAGGTCGAGGTCGAATGAGCCGCCTGAATAGATGCACACGATCAACTCCCAAGACGCATCAGGCGGCGTGGGCCACTAATATCCTTCCGGTGCTTTGCGTTCACGTTGCCCTCCTTCACAGCACCCTGATAAGCCGTATACGAACGCACGCACCTGCCACATGGCGACGGCGTTGCCATGTGCTTGCTCATCGGCACAAACGCGCCTGAAAGCCTGACGCACCAATGGCTTTGGCAGCCCCCACACAAAGCAGGAAATGCCTTGCTGGTAAAACACCTCAAAACCCATCGCCGGATACCCGGCTTCGTCGGTTGCTCGATCCAGAAGCTTCATGGCGTATTCCATAGTCTCCTGGTAGATACCGATGACCGAAAGCTGCCTGTTTCTACTACCTCTGCCCAGCGGTTTGATGGCTGGGCTTGGGCGGTTGTCTCATATGCGAGAATCAGTGTGGCCAGATTTTATTTAGGTCAGGCTGCCAACGCGGTGCGCAGACGCTCCATACACTCCCGCTGATTGGGATATGGCTCTTCGACATTGGCAGCAGCATCTAACTCATCAAGCAAATCAGTAGCAGCTTCAACTATCGCCGTCGTGCGAACGCGTACCGCCTCGTCCATCTGTTCAGCGTCCGAGCAGTTCTCGCAAAGGCTTGCCGCGATCTGTTCGTGCCTTTCGCAATAGCTGCCACAGTGCCTGTGATCCCGGCATTTCTTCATGGGGGGGTCCTTCTTAGCTGGTGCTGCGCTACGCGCAGAGGTTCTCATCGGAGTCACATCATGAAGATGCTCTAGTAATCCGCTAACCTGTTCAGTACATAATCAAATACAAAATTTGCCGCCTCGTTGTAATCATCTAGCTTTGCAATGACTTGTATCCGGCGAGTTGGCAGTAACATGGTCATATGCTCACCATCGATCTTGAACTGGAGCGGGATAAAAAATTTCGTATTAGGGGCTCCTGACCTTCCAGCCAACTCGATGACGGCGCGAGCCTTCACGGCTTCTCCATGTTCCATCTTCAGAAGCACGGACAAAAGCTCGCTGCCATCGTCTGCCTCAAGAGCTACCTTTTCCGAATCCTTCGGGATTCCAAGCCGCACATTCAGAGCCTGGCGGAAGGAAAGAAACGCTTCGCGATATGCTTTTCGGCGCTCGTAGAGCGCTTGGTGATTTGCCTCATAAACATCCAAAATCTGCTCGTAGCCTGACATCACGAATCCTTTTTTTGAATTGACCCTGCACACCAAGCGCGAAGGGTGTGTACGAGATTTTCTTTCACCATGGAGTCAAAGCCCGTTCACCGCCTTACTCATACTTTTTTGTGAATCGCTTAATTGATCGTTTATGAATACCGTGTATGAACTCCATGGCGTTCGCTTACCCTCCCCTTCACTGGTAGTCAGCTCAAACCTTGCAGCGCATTTGTAGTCGCCGCTCTTTTCCTCACCGCCATAACCTTCAATCATCCTTGTAATCTGATCACCCTTCTTGCTTGCAGCTTGATCGGCGTGACCCCGTAAGGATTGAAAACAGATATCACGGAAGGTCATTTCCGATGATGACTTAGGCATCCCAGAAGGAATCTCAGCATGAACAACACCAGCTGCCAAAAGTATGGTCGCTACAAATAACTTTTTCATCTCATCCTTCATAGTCTTTTCCTTCGTGTAGGAGCGGCATTGGTAAGCGTTAAATGACTGTCCCCGGCCTGCTTTATTAGGCAATGAACGCTTACCAATGCCGCCCCGTAGGGCGGGTCGGATTTTCCTGCTGTCTCAGCCCAGCAGCTTTACAGCTCACGCTGGGAGCATATGTCAAACGATTGCCGTGCAAAGCTGGATCCAATCAACAGTAATGATGTCTCTATGCCATTGCAACCTCGAATGCGTGTCGAATTGTCGCTTGGTCGACTGTCAAGTAAGGCTTGCTGTGATCGATACAGGAATGACCGAGTATGGTCTGCACCGTCTCAACATCGCCTGTTGCCGCCAGTACCTTAGCCTTCAGGGAGCGCCTGCCGCTGTGCGACGATCCCTGCTTGATACCGGCCTGCCGGTATAGCCTGCTGGAGCGAATCACAGGCACGGTAAACTTCTGGCCCACTATCCAGCTCGCGGTGCTTGAACGCTAGTTCAAAGGCTTGGCCCTTGTGCGTAGTGACCAGTTTTGAACATGGTCGAAAGCCTCGTTACTCCTCTGCACCAGAAAGCCCCCATCGACGCTGGTGCCTAACCTCAAATCACGCTTCGAGCGCGGCCAGGCATCGGGCATGTGTCAGATACACATTGCGAGGTCTACAGCCCTTGGTGATTTCTGCGCGTAGATACACTTCGGGCTTGATAGCCCCGCTGGGATACAGCACATCAGCGACCTCCAGCAAGGCCAATTCGGTGACGCGAACACCCGTGGTGTGTGTGAGCCACAAAAGCATCACATCACGTTCCGGCAGACGGCCAGTAACGGATGCAACGCGGATCAGGTGCTTGAATTGCCCAGGGCGAAGGGATGTTGCACTTCGGATGGGGGTAGTCATGAGGGCGATCTGTCAGGATTGGTGACGAATCACGAATGATCCTGAGAGAGTTGGCAGCGAGCCTCCTGAATAGCTTACAGGCCCGCGTGCCGGGGTGTTCACGGAAAATCACATACAAAAGGGGACCGCTCCACAGCCACCCGTCGAGGCGAACCCTAAAACAAGCCCCCCAACGCCTCAGGCTCCCAATTCAAAATAACCAGCTCCCGACTGACACCACCCCCACCCTGCCGCTGATTCGGCGTCGTATACCGAATATCCAACGTCTCAAAATGAAACTCCTCAAACACCCGTCGAATGTCCGGATGGTCGTTGATGCTGACCATCACCCTGCCCTTGCACCTGCGCATGAAGTCGGCCATCCGCTCGTAATTATCGAACGGGAAATCCGAGCCGTAACCCGCCGTTTTCCAGTACGGCGGGTCCATGTAATGGAAGGTGTGAGGGCGGTCGTAGCGTTCTGCGCATTCGAGCCAGGGCAGGTTTTCCACGTAGGTTCCGGACAAGCGCTGCCAGGCGGCGGACAGGTTTTCCTCGATCCGCAGTAGGTTGATGGCCGGGCCGGTGGTGGCGGTGCCGAAGGTCTGGCCGCTGACTTTGCCTGCGAAAGCGTGGTGCTGCAGGTAGAAGAATCGTGCGGCGCGCTGGATGTCGGTGAGGGTTTCGGGGCGGGTCATTTTTTGCCATTCGAAGACCTGGCGGGAGCTGATGGCCCATTTGAACTGGCGGATGAATTCTTCGAGGTGGTTTTGCACGACGCGGTACAGCGTAACCAGGTCGCCGTTGATGTCGTTGAGGACTTCGACAGGCGCGGCTTGGGGACGCATGAAGTAGAGGGCCGCACCGCCTGCGAACACTTCGACGTAGCATTCGTGGGGTGGGAACAGGGGAATGAGTCGGTCGGCCAGACGGCGCTTGCCGCCCATCCACGGGATAATAGGTTGATTCATTTTGTGAGCAAGCCCTCGGAAGAGAAAAAGAGGCGCTAGAATCCGCTCGCTTTGTGCACGAAGCGGGAGCCTTGGCTGGACTTGCAGGGATGTTCTGCGGGTACGGCGACAAGCCGGGATGTTGGCGCATCCTGGCTTGTCGCTCTTTTCACGGTGCTGCGGTCACGTCCTTGACGTAGGCCTGACAGGCCTTCAAGGCGATCAGTCCTTGATCGCCGTCGTCGGTGATTCCGACAATTCGTTGAGCATGCGCTGGGGCAAGTTCGGCTCGCGTGGTTCCATGAACCACGCTGATGGTTGCGGAATCGGCAGGCATTGGGCAGCCATGGGTAGTGGAGGCGTCGAGTAGGACTGACAGCCGGACATCAGCAGTAGCAAGCCGGTCGCGCAGGCGGGCTTGAGCGTGTTGCGCATCGTGCAGCTCCTTGTAGTGCATTTCATCGTTCGCCTGCAGGCGAGCTTCCAGATCCTGACGTTTTGCCTGTTGGGTTTTCTGCCAGGCGATGACCGCCGTTGAAAACGTCGCCCTCTCCCGCTGATAGGCGCTGGCCTGTTCAGCAAGCTGCCGGTTGAAGCTGTTGGCTTGCCACTGCCAGGCCATCCAGCCACCCGAAGCCGCGCCGATCAGCATCGTCAAAAGCGGCAGGCGTAAATTCGGCACGATCACACCAGCGCCGCCAGCGCGCGTTCGTAGAGTCCCTGACGATCTGCCAGACCATTGGTGCCACCGTTGATGCGTCGGGTGATCGCCAGAAAGTCGCCCTTGTCCGCCAGCGAGTTCAGGCCTCGGCTGGCCCAGTACCAGGCCGCCGACATTGCGGCATGCGCCGGCTGCTCGAGCAGTTCCGGGTGGCGGATCAGGTCCAGCCCTAGCGCCTCACCACATTCGGCGTAGTTGGCGCGGCCGGTGATCTGGATCAGGCCGCGGCCACGGTAGCGCTGGCCATCACCATCGGCCTCGGGCGTGTTGCCCAGGCGCTCGGCGAGTTTGCCGGTGTCGTACTTCGCCAAGTAGGCGCTGCCGCCCAGCTCGCGCACGTAGCGCAGGTGGCCAGACTCGTGACCGACCTGCGCCAGAAAGGCCGCAATGCGCAGCCGCGTGATGATCTGGTATTTGCCCATGGCGGTGTTGAGCAGCGGAACAAAAACGCCCGCGACAGGGCGGGCATTGGGAAGGATCTGCAGCAATTGCTGCTGGGTAACGGGCATCAGAAGATTCTCCAGACGAAAAAAAACCGCTTTACGCGGCTGGACAGCAGGGTCAGAAGGCGTGATCGGGGTGCTTGCGGCTCACTGGCCGGTGCAGGATCAGTCGACGGGGCTCTTGGGCCAGGAGACGTTCACCGGCCAGCCTGGCTGTTTCAGCAGCTCATTGAGCGCCACCCGATAGCGTTTCCAGTCGAGCACCTGCAGCTTCAGCCCGGGAGCTGCCTCGCCGATGTCGATCAGGTCCTGCATCGAGAGGATGCGTTCATCCGTCGCAGCCCTCAGTTGCAGGTAATGGGTCGCTGCGTCGGGCTTCGGTTGGGGTACGGGGGTGTCATCCCGCGAGGTGTCCCGGTCGGCGACCACGATGTGCAAGGTCAGCATGCTGGGGATGTCGACCAGCGCTCCGGCTTCGTCACGGGTTTCAACATGAATGATGTCGTCCGCAACGCTGATCGCCACTGTAATGCGGTCCATCGGGTTGGAGGCGTAACCCCAGCCGTAAGGTGGGGGCACGAGACCCTGTGTGCCATGCAGCTCGTAAACCCCTGCCGACAGCCGGAACACAGCGACGTCCTGCGTGCGGCCGTTGGGGCTGGTGATGTCGTTGATCGTGCCGTCGCCGATAATGTTGATGCCTGCGTTCGCCATGGTCAGACCGCCTTCAGCGTGCCGTCGGGGGCACGGGTGGTGTTACCTTCGTGATAGATCGTGAAGGCACGGTTGCCAAGTGAGCCACCACCGACCTTGAGACGGTTATCGACATCAAGGCCGAAAAAGCAGGCGAAGTTGCCCTTCCTGTGAAAGGTCATGACGCAGCTGGCATGCTGGTTTCCGTCATTGTCCAGCACGAGCGGCGCGTCGAGGATGCGGTCGTTGGTTATTCCTGCCATGCCTGGCAATTGACCGTTGATGAACACGGTGCCTCTGGACTGGTTACCCGCTGACAGCTGCACGGCGGAGATATTCCGGCAAGCCTCCTGCGCATTTCGAGCCCCGGTGCCTCCCTGCACGATGCTCAGCGGCGTGGTCAGTCCGGCAAGCTCGGTAATGTCGGTGTTCTGGCCGCTGGCCGCCTTGGCGTCACTGACGTCCTCGATTTCCTGATGAAGGTCGGCGCAGGTCTCGTACAGTTCCGTGAAGTTCTCGTTGCATTTAACGTTCGCGCTGCGATTGGTGTCGCCGCCGACGCCGTTGGGCAGGTCGCCCAGTTTGATCTGTTGCTGAGCCATGGGTGATTTCTCTCAAAAAAGGCCCGCGCAAGGCGGGCTGGGTGTGTCGGGTTTGATCAGTGATGCATGCGGGCGAATACGGCCGGCAGGTGAAAATCGTAGGGATTGCTGAACGATTCCGTGATGGCCCACATTCGCTTCGCCGGGAAGTCCCACCAGCTCGACACCTCGCGGCCCACGTTGTCGCCTGATAGCAGCCGCATGCCGAAAGAATTGATGAGCAGGTATTCGTTCTCTACAAAGTTGAACGGCACGCTGTAGTAGTTGCGGTTCGCGCTGGTCGGGGTTCTTTCCGTGTGGGAGTACTCCCAGTTCTGAAAAGAGCGGGTAAAGACTGCGCTGGGTGTGCCTGAATCAAACAGCAGCTGACCGGCGCTGCCGAACAGGCGCATGCCATACCGGGCGACAGGCTGAGCGGCGAAAGCTGCCACGAAGTACCGGCCGTTGGGCTGCGCGGTGTTATTTGAGGTCGTGCGCACGTAAAAGCCCCGCCAGTCTCCGGGACCGCCGATCAGCCGCATCTGGCTTAACGCGGCGATGGCCCCCACGGTGTCGGGCCGGGCAAACACCAGCGGGGGTTCACTGCTGGTTACAGGTCGAGGGAACCAGGTGGTGGAACCCAGACCGCCCTCCTCCGTGGGCGCATACCGGCCACTGGCGATGACGCAGAGGCGCGCGTATTCAGAATCCAGCACCACCACGTCGCTGTTGTTGCGAAAGCTCAGACCGAAGCTCATCAATTGAACCTCATGACGATCAAACGCATGGAACCTTGGGCAGTATTTCTGCCGGAACTCCAATGGCGCATGTAATTGGCCACCTCCACGACATCGTGGTTCACCTGCGTCTCGAATTGTCGGGCGTTCCGGGCATCGTAGGTGCCCAACGGGATGACGATGGCGGCTGCGTTGCCCGGATGGCAGCCTGGCACTGAGTAGGCGCGAATTTCTCGCTGCGAGGTGAACGTGACCACATCGGTGAACACGACGCGCACCGTGAACGAGTTCTCGTCCACCTGCAGCTCGCCGCCCTCGCCCCAGATTCTCATTCCGAAACTCATGCCTGCAGATCTCCCAGTTGCACTCGCAAGACGCCATTGGCGTCGAAGACCTTCACCGCCCGGTTGTTGATCGACAACCTGCCGCCGCCCGGCACCATACCGTTGAACTCGAGCGTCCCGCCCTTATCCAGCCGCCAACCCTGAGTGCCGGGCACGTAGTCGTTGGACTGGATGTAATTGCCGATCATGGCGTTGCTGATCCAGCCGGTGCCGATCAGCGCCTGGCTGATGAATGTCTGGCCGTTTTGCACCACAAACGGCGAAGTGGTCGCCCCGCCATTCATGTTGCTGACCACGGCGAAGCGGTCCGCGCTGACCAGAAACTGGCTTTGCAGACCGGCCTCGGTGTTCTCGATGCTCAGGCCGATGCCAGCCGCGACGTACTGCCCGTGCTGATTGACCTGCAGTTTCACCGACCACATGGCCGACGCCTTGCCCTCAAGGTCGACCACGGCCTGGCTGACCTGCTGAACAGCGGCCGAGGTGTCGTTGACCTGTACCTGAACATTGTCGACCCGCTTGCCGATGGCGATGCCGTCCTCGATCCGCGCCGACTGTTCGGACCAGACGCCGACGAAGTGAGTGGAATCGCCAGCATTGCCGCCTTCGTCACCCGCCATCGGAGGCCTGAGCTCGGCGAACACGCCGTCCACCCGCTCGGAAATGGCCTCGACCTCGCCGCTGACGATCTGCAGTCGCCCGTTTACCGAACCCGGCAGATCGGCCGGGCCGTCGATCAGGTCGATGCGGTCGGTGAGGTGCTGGCCGAGGGCGGACTCGCCGATCTGGCCAGCGAAGTAATCGCCGTACTCGTCCGCGTCGACGCTAGCTTGACCATCCACACCCACACCATCAGGAAACCAACCTCCTTCGTTACCCGTACGGTCCACCAGTCGCGCCCAGTAGAAGAACCTTGCGCCCGCGGCCAGCCCGTCAATGTCGTGACGGGCTTGCGGATAAGCGAAGTCCGCAAGTTTCCTGGCCTCTTCACGGCTGGGCGTCGTGCTGTACCAGATCTCTGTGCGCTGGGTGTCTTCGGCACCGGCCGGAAAGCCCCACTGCAATCCGATCCCGAAAACCCTGGCCGTGGTGCGCAGGAACGACACCACAGGTGGCGGCGTGGACTTGCCGGCCAGCATGACTTCCAGACTGGTGCCCCACAGCGATGCCACGTCCATGGCGTTGACTGCGCTGACCCGTGCCACGTAGCGCCCCGCATAAATGTTCTCGATCTCTACGCCCAGGCTGCCGATGCGCGGCTGGCGGATCCAGTGGCCGCTGTCCTTGCGCCACTCGACGTTGTACGCCACCGCACCCTCTACGGCGGGCCAACTGATGCGCATGGTGGTGATCGCGATGCCTTGAGAGACAACGCTTCGCGAGGTGATCTCAATGTCCTTTGGCACCGGCATCACACCGGGCGGAATGATCGTGATCGGTTGCGGGTCAATCCGTGCACCTTGATCAATAGCGTCGTACTTCTTCGGCTCATGCTGCACCGCGGAAATGGCGTACTGGTGAAGGCCCTGAGGATCGATGGTCTGCACGCGGTACCGCATCACCGCCAGATCAGCGCTTTCCACCGACCAGCTGCATTCGGCCTCGGGCACTTCAGAATAGGCCGCAATGACCGTGACCCTTCGGCCGTCCACCGATTTGACGATGCGCCCCTGGGGTTTGCCGCTGGGCAGGTTCACGATTAACCGGTCTTCGGGTTTGACGTCGACATCGACGTCGAGGGTGATGACCCGGCTGGTGGCCGCACTGATCCGCCCTCCATTGACCTTGCCGGAAAACAGCTCATCCGCAACGCAGATGATCTGGCCCGGCTCGATATTGCGGCCCTCCATGCCAGTGGTGAAGGTTACCGACCAGCTTTCAAACTGTTCGGACTTCAGTGCCCACAGTCCGTGGCGCATGGCCTGGCCTTCGCTGGTGCAACCGAACGCCGAGACATCGAATTGACGGTGGCCGAGGATGCCGATCAGTTCATCGTTGGTGACAGGCGCCTGTTCGGTCTTGAAATCGTTGTCCGGGTTATCCCAGGAAACCTTCGCGCGCGTGTGTCGATCGGGCCAGGCTGCAGCGCTGTACTCGAATTCACCGATGATGTTCGAACGCGTGAACACGTACCCGTCATCGTTGCCGGGGATATCGGCGATCAGCGTCACGTGCGATCCATTCCAGCAACTGCTGCCGTGAAACACACTGGCCAGATCAGAGAGCAACGCGTAACCCTCGATCTGCTCCTGCAGGTAGACGTTGGTGGTCATGCGCGGCTCAACCCCGCCCTTTCCGTCGGGCACCATCACGTCGCAGTAACGACCGATCTCATAAAGCGTCCAGCGGTCCACCATGTCGGCAGTGATACGCCGCCCGAGACCGTAACGGCGATGCAGCAACAGGTCGTACCAGACCCACGCCGGATTATTGGAATAAGCCAGTTTGAAGCTGCCGTCCCAGTTGCCCACGTAGGTGCGGCTTTCAGGCTCGTAATTGCTCGGCACGCGAATGATTCGCCCACGAGCACGCAGACTGAATTTGGGAATGTTCTGAAACTGCGAGGCATCGAACTGCAGCGCGGCGACTGCCAGGTTCGGGTAACGCAGCTTGGCATCGATGACCTCGGTCAAACCGCTGATGCGCATGAGGTCTGCAAAATTGCTGTCGTTGCGATTAAGGGTCAGTCGTCGCACGCGGATCAGCGCACTGCGAAAACCTTCCGGCAGATCGATCCGGTGACTGCGCTCGTACTCGCTGGTGCCTTTATCATTCACCGAAGCGCTGAGGTACGGAAGAAAGCTGCTGCCATCAACCGAAAGGTCGATGGCGTAGTCGATGCGATAACCGACCTGATCGCCATTGGTGCGCAACTCCCAGAGCTGTGGCCATGACAGTCGCACCCGCACGGCAGACAATTGCGCGTTGCTGATCGCACGGGTCCATGGAGTCTCGGACGTCAGTTCGACCGGCAGCCCTTGGGTGATCTCGTTTTCCACGGCAGGAAAGCCGGGCATATGATCCTGATCGACCGTGCCGGGCCGAAACTCCCAGCGACTGCCGGGAAAGTTCTCGCTACCGTCTGGCGCAATCAACGGCGTGCCGTCGAGCTTCACGGATCGCAAATCATCGACAGGGCCGACAATCGGGCCTTCGCTGAGAAAGTACAGCAGCTTGGCCGTCGCGATGGACAATGCCGTATCGGGTGCCTTGTAAGGCTGATAGGGTTTTTTCTGGCCACTCTTTGCGCCTGAAATTCGGGCAGCCTTCGGCCTGCGTCGAGGTCCAGAGACCGACGCACCTGCTGGATGGGTCATGGATTTTCCTTACTGCTGATCTTCTGCGTAGATCCCGGCAGAACCGATTGCACCGCCGATGTCGCGCTCGCCATAAAGCAGGGGCTTGCAGCGCCCTTGGGCTGTGGTGGTGACGGAGCCACCGAATGCATAAGACGGTTTGTTACCGTCCTCTTCCTGATTGAGCAAACTCGGTGGCGATGGTGCCAACAGCGTCGCGACGCCGCCAAGCAACAGACCAGCCCCTGCAGCAACCAGTGCAAAGTTGCCGGTGAACAGACCGACACCGATCAGTACGACGCCCGCAATCGTCGCAAAAAGGCCGCCTATTTTGCTGCCGATCACCACAGGCGCGATGCGGATCGACTCTGCAGATCTGCAGCGCATCGGCAACTCGTCTTCGGTGAGGTTCTGCCTGCCCCGGAACACGGCGAACGTCAGGCCGCGCTCTTCGGCCAACCGTAGAAATCGTCTGAAGCCTGGCACCATCACGCACAAGGCGTGCACAGCCTCGGCCCCCGAACGCACGGCCAGCCTATGCACCCGTCCAAACCTTGCGCCGAGCACGCCGTAGAGCCGCACGTCGATGACGGGCGGAGCGTCATTACTGAACATCGACATCATGCTGGCTCCGGTGCGCGCTCATGACGCAGAACAAGACGGGTGGACTCGGCCCACATGCCGCCGTACACATCACGGCTTGATGGTTTGTTGTAACGATGGTGCAGAAACGTTCCAGACGCTGGATGCAGCGACGGCTCGCTCTTGAGCAGCCCATCGCCCAGGTAAATGCCTGCATGATTGGGCGCATCGGCCTGAATCTGCATCACCAGCATGTCGCCCTTGCGCAAATCGCTCACCGGGTAGAAGCCCGCTTGCTGGTAATAGCGCTCATACAGGCTTTCGCCGGTATGCCACCAGCCGTCACGACGCGGGAAGTTCGGTAACTCCAGGCCCCACTCGCGCAGGTAGAAGTCCCGGCATAACGCATAACAATCCAGCAGACCGTGGGCAAACGTGCGCCCGATCAGGGGTGCCTGATACCCGCAAGGGGCGAACTGAACCACTTCGCCGGAAGGCCAACTGGTAATCAACCAGGGCAGTTCGTGCAGCTCACAACTAACCCGGTCCGCCATGCTGGGTTGCGCAGGCATGTCCGGATGGCTGTGAACGATGGCAAGCAGCTCGCCCGCATCTTCGGCATCGGCCAGATCCTCAGGGTTGAGAATGAAATGCTCACTGGGCGTGAGCGCGTCGTTGCGACACGGCCAGTAGCGCGAGCCTGCTGTGTCGCGGATGATCACGCCGCAGGCTTCCTTCGGGTATTGCTCAGCCGCGTGGAAGTGAATCTGCTGCAGTACGGTTTTGCTCACTCGTTTCATACCAAAGACGCCCCCGGCGCGCCGCCGAAGGGCAACGGATTGCCCTTGCCGTGACGCTTTTCACAATCACTGATTCTTCCGCCGCAACGGTCCTTTGACGGATCGTCCACGGGGTTGCCGTCCAGATCGAACATCAATGTTCCGGTGTAGTTGCAATCCGGCCCGCGATACTCGCCCCACAAGCACCATTCACACCGGCTGGAGATCTGCCCGGCCGGTAGCTTCTGGCCCTTGACCGCTGTCGGCGGGGCCAGCGCGAACACCACCTCGTCGCGGGCGATGCGCGTCGGCTGGTTGATGTAGGCAATGTCCAGACGCTCCTGGGTGCTGGCATCCGGGTTGCCGCCCGGAAAATTGTCGGCATCCAGGTACCTGGCATACGTCTGATGGACAATGACCCGGATACCGCACAGGTGCTGGAACTGCACGCACAGCGCGGTGACCAGACCGTCCAGATTGCCGATCTTCAAAACCGGGGCCGACGTATTGCCATCCACGCCCCGCCCGAAGCCCGCGATTTCAAAAGGCCGAGGCTCGTACCGTTGCCCCTGCCAGACGATGGCCGTGCTTTGCTGGTGAGCGTGGTAGCGCAGCGTTCCCATGCCGCGTGCTTCCCCGTCCAGCTCAATCAGTTGAACGAGCGCGCCGGGCTCAAGCTTTTGGTCATCAGCCGTAATCATGTAGGTGCCTCTGGATGGAAAACCTGCTGGAAGTTCGTGGTAAGCGTGTAGCGCCGCTTCCCGTGCGGCTGCAGTTGCCAGCCGCCTGAAGTGATGAATGCACCCTGCTCCGCCAACGGAGGCGTCCACATGAAATGGTGCGTGCCTTTGTGACGAACAAAGAAGTCCTGGATGGGCGTCAGATAAGCCTCGGTGCCGGTGAATGACACCGCCCAGGTCGAGGCAAGGTTGTTAATGCCCACTGAAAGCCGTTGGCTGTAGCCATTGCCGAACCGCGACTCCAGCACATTGGGCTGGGTATCGCCGCTGGAGCTGATACGGGGTGACCAGATAAATACTTCTGCCATGTCTTACTCTTCAAAATGCGGACGTCGGGCGTCCGTGTGCATGGGGTATGCTCAGAAAATGAAGTGATTGAAAAACCAGACTCCTTACATTAAGGTAAGGAAACCACCACATCATGAGGACAGTCTGATGGCCACTGCCACGCTCACATCCAAAGGTCAGGTCACAATCCCTGCCCAGGTACGGGTCTCACTGGGCCTGGATACCGGTGACCGGATCGAGTTTGTCGAATTGCCTGACGGGAAATTTGCGATCATGGCGGCGACTCATTCGGTCCAGGATCTCAAAGGCCTGATACGCAAGCCTGCCAAAGCGGTCAGTATCGAGGACATGAACAGCGCCATAGCTGCACAAGGATCAAAAGCGACATGATCGGTCTGGATACCAATGTGCTGGTGCGATACGTTGCTCAGGACGATCCGAAGCAATCCCCAAAGGCATCAGCACTGATCGAATCCCTTTCAATAGGCAACCCTGGGTTCATAACGGCCGTGTCCGTGGTTGAGTTGGTCTGGGTGCTTCAGTCCTGCTACGAAAGCAGCAAAAACGAAATCATCATGGTGCTGGAAACACTGCTACGAACCCGCGAACTCAAAATCGAGAACGCGGACGTGGTGTGGCAAGCCGTTCGGCTTTTCGCCGATGCAAAGGCAGATTTTGCCGACTGCCTGATAGAGCGCAGCGCCAAGGCAGCCGGTTGCGACTACGTTGTTTCATTCGACAGTAAAGCGATCAAAACCACCGGCATGCGGGCAGTGGTCTGAGCCACACGCTTACCCTGCCCTGCGATTGTTCGGATCCAGCAAGCCGTTCTGCCCCTTCTCGGACACGATGACGCCCCGCGCAACCTTGGGCATTTCAGCCCTGACAGTGGCCAGCAACGCTTGACCCAGCGCCTCATAGCCCTGGGTCGAGTCCGCTGAACCCTCCGAGCCATCGCTCTTGATGGTGATGTTGATCTGCGGCGCGGCGTTGGGCTGACTGGTCGAGACCGGCGACCGATTCAGGAAGTCCTTCAAGTCCTTGTTGGTTCGCCCGTCCACCACCCGCTCGCCCTTCTGCAGCAGCCAGGTACCTTCCTTGGGGATGCTGTCGATACCGTCATGAGCCATACCCGCCAGGGTCATCCCGGCGACCATGCCGGCATTGGCGTAGCCCGCTGCGAGCAGCGCAGTGCCCACCGGAATACCGCCCAGCACCGTCAGTTCTGCCGGTGCCTTGGCGGCGGCGATCTGGGCGTTCATGATGATCGAGGCGACCGCAAATGCCTTCTGCGCCAGAAACAGCACCTTGTAGGCACCTGACTGTTCGCCAGCGATCTTGCCCACCATGTCTGCCGCCTGCCCGGACAGCTCGCTGAAGGTGCTGAACACGGCAACCTTATAAGCACCTTGAATGTCTTCCAGCCGTTTCTGGTTCGTCTGATTGATCTCGAACACACGGTCCAGATACGCCTGTTCGCCAGTGAGCTTTTGCGCGTGCAGTTCAGCCTGCAGGGCAAGCTGCTTTTCGTGCCAGGCCTTGAGTTTGGCCTCGGCTTCAGCAGCCTTGACGATTTCACCTATCGACCCGCCTATTGAGGCGTCCAGACCGCCGTATTCAGGCGCATCCTTGATAGATGCCTTGGATATGGATTGCGCGCCCTCTCGATACTGCTCGGACGACAACCCTCCTTGCTTGCGAAGTTTTTCCAGCTCTTCGTAACGTTTGCGCGTCGTGACCAGCAGGCCCTCTTCCTGCTTCTGAACACTCGACATCAGCTCCTTGAAGGCTTTCTGGGTGTTGAGATGATCCAGCGCTACGGCGGCACGTTCCAATTCAGCTTTCTTGGCCTTGTCGAGCTGGCTCAAGGTGCCCTTGCGGGTATCGAACTCAATGCGTGCCAGTTCTGTCTTTCGGCCATGCACTTCAGCCTGTTCCTGAAGCGTGCGCAGGGTTCGGCTGTAATTGTCTTCCAGTTGCCGCGCCTGCCGCTCTGCAGCGGCGCTCGCTTCCTTCGCCTTGCGGCTGGCCTCTTCCTGCGCCTTTTTCTGAGCCTGGGTGGCATCCAGCAATTTGGCCGCTGCCTGAGCCTGATCGAGAAGCGCAGTGCCTTGAGGCGTCTGCCCGAGCTTGTCGCGCTCTGCCTGACGGTTGATAGCCCCCAGTTCGGACGGATCCTTGAGCTTGGCCGCCTGATCGTTGAGTGCCTCAATGCGTTTCTGCCATTCCTTGGTCAAGGAGGCGCTGGGCGGCTGGATCATGTTCAGCCCCGCGCCCAGCCCCTGAGCACTGGTCTGGGCCTGAACCATGATGCCGTTGAGCTCGGTCATCTGGGTACGAGCAGCGTGAACACGATCAACGGTGGCTTGATACTCGGCGGCGAGCCCTTGCAGGCGCTCCTTGAGCGTGTCGGTCGGTTTGACGGCATCGATCAGCCACTGAGTGGAAGTATCGATGTCGATGCCGCCCTTGATGCCGCGTCCGAAGTTACCGGCTGCAGCTGTGCGCTGATAAATGGAAGCCTCGAAGTTCTTCCCGCCGCTGTAGTTACCGGTTGGCCCTTGGGCGATGGCCTGCATGTCGCGCACAATCTCGGCGGCTTTCTGCCGGGCCTGCCGTTGCTCCTGCTCAAGTTTGCTGAGGATGGGACGTTGCTGGGCCGTGCCGAGCGCTTCCCATTCCTTGCGCAGGTCAGCAATCGGCCTTTTTAGATCGACGACGGCTTCGCTGACCTTGCTCGCGTTGTCGCGAAACAACAAAAAGCTCGCGGCCGTGGTCGCCACCATGACGCCCAGCCCGACAGGACCGCCGACAAACCCCATCAGGCCACGGGTGGCATTACCCAACACTGACGTCGCACGGGCATTGGCAATCTGGGCCGCTGTATGAGCCTGCGTCGCCTGCAGGTCAGCCAGTCGGGCCTGACGCAGTCGGGACAGAGCCGCCGTGTGCTGATCGGTGCCCCGAGTCAGCGCGACCTGCGTTCGGGCAGCGGCCACTTCTGCGGTGGCTTTGCGTGCCAATACGGCTGTTGCGTCAAGCTGAGCGCGGGCACGCCCGATCTCTGCCGATTGCGCCGCGCGGGACGCAGCCACCTGCGCAACCATGGCGGTGGTCACGCTGGCAATCTTGCGACCGAACACACCGATGGCCGCGCCTGCCAACACGCGAACGAGGGTGTCGATGTGCTCCGACGCAAACATGATGATTTTCACCAGGCCCTGAGTGGTACCCGTCGCGCCATCCACGTCGCCGACCCAGCGTTGAAACGCATTACCCATGGCGGTCACAGCCGCGCTTACCGGGGTGGGCATTTCAGCGTATTCCTTGCGCAACAGCTCCAACTGCCCGATGAGTGCCGGAAAAACCTTCTCGGTTGTCAGCAGCCCATCGTTGGCCATGCCTTTCAATTCGCGCCGCGCAACGCCCATGCCCGTCGCCAGTGCGCGCATGATCCGGTCACCGTTGGCATTCACCGAGACGAAGTCGTTACCGCGCAGCACACCTTGCGCCAGCGCCTGGGCGAACTGGGTGATTACCGAAGCGGACTCGGCCGCGTTGGTCCCGGATATCTGCAGGCCAAGCGCGATGGACTCAGTGACTTTCAGGATGTCTGCAGAGGTGTAGCCATACTCGCGCATGGAGGCCGCAGAACGGCTGAACAGCACCGCATTGTCGCGAAACGCGGTGCCGGTCAGTTGGCTGAGGTCGAACAAGACCTTTTGGTTATTTGCGAAGTCTTCAGTCGTGGTCGACGCCTGCTTGAGCCGGGCATTGACCATGTTCCAGGCATCGGCCTGGGCCAAAACGTTGCCCACGGCCAATGCGCCCGCCATTGCACCGACGTAGGCACTGACCGAGCTGGCCAACGATGACATCGCAACGTTTTGCGCATTGATCGCCGCCTGTTGCGATCGCCAGCCAGCCGTGGCCTGACGGTTGCCTTCGCCAACGGTGCGAAAGTAGTTCTGCCCCATCCGCGACGCACGCGCCATCTCGCGTTGATACGCGCCGGTTTCGGCTGAAACGCTGACGATCAACGAGCGCAGGGTACTGCCGGCCATTCACTTTTCTCCGGACGAAAAAAAGCCCGCCGAAGCGGGCTCTATGCATGCTTATTTCAGTTGCTTCAGGCAGTAGGGCGCAGCCTTCGAAAGACTGTCGTCCCTGTACAGGGTGTAGGTTGCACCGAAGTAGTAATTGACCTTGAGCTTGAACGTCGACCGGCTGAGGTCTGTGACATCGGCACGCGTGCTATCGCTGACCCTGACCTGCTTGCCGTCGTACTTAAGAGGCATCACGGAATCACGACCGTTCCAGGACGAACACATGACACCCTTACCGTCCGCATTGAACCTCATCGTCACAAGGTAGTAGCCCACGCTTCCGGACCACGTGCCGACGAGCTTTTCAGGCGGTGCGACGGGGACGATACCAGGGAAATTGTTGTTCGCCAGGTCGGACTGCATAGCGCAACCGGTAAGCGTGAGGATGACAGCGGTGAGCAGTGGAATTCGCATAGGGGTTCTCCTTCAAAAACACAGAACCTAGCAACGCCGGACGCGTGCGGGAGCAGGATGTGCGGATCAGGAACATTCCGACGCATTTTTCAGAAAGGCCTTAAAGAGCTGCTCACCCTCCAAGGTCTCCTGCTCTTCAGTTGAAGGCGACACGTGCGAAGCACTCCACTGCGGCAATACATCCAATGCAGACACCTTTGCCCCTTGGGACTGAAACGCCGCTGCCGCGATGATTGAGGCCTGTACATCGCCACGCACGTCGCTGATCGGTGACTCGCGGTTGTAGGCCATCCACAGCATCAATTCTTCGGCGCTCATGCGCTCGCGAAGGTCTTGTAGGGTCATGCCCAGGCGGAGGGCCAGAGCCAGCGTAAACGCCAGATCGGGCTCCTCCCTCAGCCGTTTCCCGCTTCGATTACCGGGTCTGTGGCGTCCGCGCCCGCTTCGATGCCGCTCAGTTCGAAGGCTTTAGCCACCAGCCGGTCATGCACGGGACTGAAGGCTTGCGCCACTTCGTCCACGTCATCGTCGTCGAAGACTCGGGCGCGGTGCTGATCGAACAGGGTCCGAACCAGCACGAAGGCGAATATGAACGAGGAGTTGAACTCGACGTTAGGCTCTTCAGGACCAGGCTGCCCGTCTTCAACAGGTGCCGGACGTGCCGGGAGCCCAGCGGCAAGGCGCGCCTCCTCCAGCACCTCCAGCGAGCGGGTGCGGTAGCCGAGCCAATCACCTGCACTCAGCGCCCGCACGGTCACACTGGCGTTATCCCACTCAGGGACGATGACGGGTTCATGTTTGAAATTGCGCAGCGGGTCGAGGGCCAGCGAGCGCAGGTCGGAATCAGACGACTTTGTTCGTGCCACGCTTACCTCCAGCAGGTGAACCGATATCAAACGTTACTGAGCCGGTGATGCGCACGTTGAAAGTGCCGTTCACGGTGCCGTTGGGAGCCGCGTCCCACGTGAACTGGGTCACCAGTCCGAGGAAGCTGGACTGGCTGCCGTCCACAAACCCGGCTTTGAAGGCCCTGGGTTCGCCATCGTCACGGGCGGTGCGCAGAACCGTCTGGGCCTCGTCGTCAGCCTTCCAGTTGCCGCTCATGCTGAACGTGCCGTTGTCAGCCAGGCCGACGGTGAATTCCTTGGCTTCGCTGGCCAGGGTGGTGACTTCGATTTCATCCGACTGACCGCCCTGAAACTGCGGTTGCTTGATGGTCACCGAAAGGTCGGCCCAGGCCAGGTCCGCGCCAGACGGGTCGAGGGTTGTTTCTTTGGACACGCTAAGCGCCGTGCCCTGCGTTTTGACAAACTTGGCTTTGGTTGCTTGGTTGGCCATGGGGCCTCCTAGGGTTGGAGCATGAATTCCCAGCTCACCCGGTACAGCCGGGTGTCCGATTCGTAGTCATCAGGGAGCCGTTGGGCATCGCTGACGGAAAAACCCGGTCCGGGTTGGGCAAGGGCCTCGAAGGCCTCTCGCCCCAGCGTGATCGCCTCCAGTCGGGTGTTGGCCCAGCAGTCGACCTGCAGGGTCGCGGTGTGCGAGCCGTCCCAGCCGGACAGAACCCAGCCGGTGACGGTGCCCGCCGACAGCCAGGTGATCCGCGGTACGCCAGCGTCGGGCGGCGCAATATCAGGGAACACGCGCCCGCCCGCCAGCACGCCGAGGCGCGCAGCGATGTGTGTTTCGATCATGGGTTTACCTGCGAATGGCGTTGTCGATAGCGGTGGCCAGCGCCGTACGCACGACACCTTCGATCTGCGGCAGGTTGCCGTCCCAAGTGGGCCGAATGAAGGGTCGAGCACGCATTTTTGAGGTGCCCAGCTCCAGAAACTTCCAGTAGAACGGCGACGCATACTCGACTTTCAAGCGCTTGCCTGGGCGACTACCGCGCTTGAGCGGCCGCGAGGTTTTGCCCGTGGGACGCCTGACACGAATACCGGCCGTAACACCGCCCGGCACCTCACTCTGACGGGCACGGGTCGCCACGATGTTTTTCTGCAGTTTTCGGGTACGCACTGGGGCTGCCTGCCGCGCCTTGTCCCGTGCAAGTCGTGCGCCTGCCATGACGGCTTTGTGCATGACCTTGTCGCCAGTGGCCTTGGAAAGGCGTTCGAAATCCGCCGCCAGGTCATCCAGGCCAATGATGTTCATGGAGATCTCAGTCATCGGGTTTCACCGTTTTGCACATCAGTTGTTGCCGGTTGAGCGTCTGGTTGAACAGCGGAGCCTCGATCTCGTAGAGGATGTCCCGGTATCCGACGCGCATGCCTGCTGTAACCGCCATCGGACGTGACCAGATCTCGGCGGTGATTTGCGCGTTTTCCTGTGCAGCCGCCAGCCAGACGCGACCACTGACTGCGTTGACATCACCCCAGAATTTGCGCAGTTCGACCCAGACGTCCAGCCACCCACCCAGTTCATCGCGCACTCGCTCATTGCGATACAGCGTGCAGCGGTGCCTCAGTTTGCCTGCGCGCATATCAAAACCTCGGCGGAACCGTGATGTCGGCCAGCAATGAGTCAAGAAACGAGCCCGGTAGCTTGGCAAGGCTCACCCCAGCGACCAGTGTTTCGCGTTGCTCGTGAGCAGTCGCAGCGTGCATCAGCAGCCACAAACGCACGCCGGGATGCAGCTCAAGGTCAGTGCCAGCGCGATACCTGATCAACAGCTCACCCGCCGGGCGACCCATCGGGAAAAACAGACGCGTTTCACGCCCGTCCTGCTGCAGGCGGGTTCGAACATCCAGTACCTGTCTGGCACCGTCTGCTGTTACGCCTGCGACGTCGATAATCTCTGTGGCCTGCCCTACGTCCAGAACATGACCAGAGGCGAAACCGGCTGGCCAGACTTCTTCGTATTCAGCTGCGCGAACAGCGGCACCGGACAGCGCCTCGGCCTGCTGAGTGACGCCAGGAATGATGACCTGCTCGATCAGTTCGACCTGCAGGTCCTCGGTATCCAGACGACACTGACGGGCCACCTCCTCCAGGGTCAAAACCGGATCACCGGTGTATGCGATCCGTCGGGCCATGGTCAGGGTTTCTCGTCGCGTTCAGGGGGATCAGTGGGCTCCGGCCTGGACTCATCACTGGGCTTGTTGGCAGGCTTTGGCGCCTTGCGGGGCTTTTTGCCTGAGTCGAACTCGGTGACATACCCGGCCTCGATCAATGCCTCGGCGGTGCTTTCCGCAAAGCCTGCGGTTTCCCCGGCAGCGTATCCACGCCAGTTCTTGGTGAACGTCACAATTTGCTTGGACATGATGATTTCCAGTATTCGAAAACGACAAGGCCCGGCGAACCGGGCCTGGTTATGAAAGGGCTTACAGGCCGTAACCCCAGACAACCTGGGTCAGGACGGCAATCGACTCAACATGCCGAGGCCCGAAGTCGTGCTTGGCGATGACGCGCACCAGCGTTTGATCACGCTGGAAAGCGCTGACGACGTTGCCCGCGTTGTCCTTGTAGGTGGCCTCTTTACTGAAATCGATCACCATGGCGTCATCTTCACCGATGAAGCAATCGCCGAAGTCTGCGAAGTAGATTTCCGATTCGTTACCGTCGTTGCCCAGGTTGGTGGGCACCTGAGTGCTCGTTGCCACCGGGAAGCCTTTCAACAGGTTCAGATCCAGCTCTGGGTACGCTTTGTTGCCGTTGCCGTCGCGTAGCGCACTCAGCCAGCGCTTGGTGCGCGGTGCCATGATGAATCCCGGCATGATCACGCCGGAGTTCGCTTCCTCCAGGCGCAGAATCACCGACGACAGCGCCATGTCGACGATCTGCAGTTCCTTGTCGGGCGGGCAGATGATCACGTTGAACGCCGGTGCCCAGAAACGCAGGCCTTTGGGCAGGTTGCCGGTGCCTGCGCCGCGAATGAACGACAAATCCTCAGCGGTTCCGACCGAGGCGGTCAGGTCGTTGACCACCAACCGATCCACGTTCGGGTTTGTACCTGCATAGCTCAACAAGTCGTTGCTGATGGGCACCAGCGCCGCCAGTTTTTTGGACGACAGCTTGAGGTCGTCGAACTGCAGATCAGTCGCTGGCATGTCCTCGTCACTGCCAATGTAGCCGACCACCGCGCCGCCCTTGATACGCGGCACCGTGAGATTGCCGTTCACCAGCGGGAGTGATACGGCCCCCAGTTTGCGTACCACCGACTTGGGCCGCAGCAGCTCAATCACTTCGCTGGAAAAGCTCTGCGGCACCAGCACACCGCCCGCGCCCGGTGTCACGGTGCTCAGGGCCATGGCGATTTCAGGGTTGCACCCCGAGTCCTTCGCCATTTTGGCCGCTGCGTGCTGGTCGCCACGGGTCGCCGCGAGGACCCGGACCATCTGCGCCATGTTCGCGCCCGGCACTGGTTTGGGCGTGAAGGGTCCGCTGACAGAGGACGGTGGGCTGTTGATACCCTGCGCGCTTTCGTGGACCGGAACAGCGCTGGCAGTGGCGATGCGCTCGGCGGACTCGGCGCGGCTGAGCTTGTCGGTCAGGGCCGTGAATTGAACGCTGAGTTGCTCGAACTGAGCCAATTGTTCGGCAGTGAGCGAGCTACCGTCCGCCTCGATGCGGGCCAGTGCCTGGATCTGCTCGTTGAGTTGCGCGCGTTCGCTGCGCAGTTGTGTCACTAACGACATGCTGCCTCCTGGGCAATAAAAAACCGCCACAAGGGCGGTCGAATGGTGTGGCCGCGAACGCGGTCAGAGTTGTGCGGCAAGCGCGATGGCCGAGGCCTGCACGCTGATGCGTTGTCGCGTCTGGCCGGCACGTTGACGACTGGCCGAAACGGCATGGGCCAGCGCGTCCACCGCCTGCTGCGGCGATTGAAGCCGGTCGGCCAGGCCGATCTCGATGGCCTTGGCGCCTCGATAGCAGGCAGCCTGCGTGGCAACGATCTCGTTGACGCTTCGCCCCCGGTAGCTGGCGACGCGCGTGGTGAAAAGCACATAGCTCTCCTGCACGATTTCATTGAGCACCTGCAGCGACTGCTCGCTGATCGGCTCATGAGGGCTGAGGTCGTTTTTATGGTCTCCCGCAAACACGGTGGTGACCTTGACGCCCAGGTTTTCGGCCATTTTCGAGCGGTCCATGTGGCTGGCAATCACGCCGATGGAGCCCACGCCCGAGGTCTGGCTGACCACCACTTCCGTGCAGGCAGCGGCCAGCAGGTAGCCACCTGAATAGGCCATGAAGTTGACCAGCCCGCTGATTGGCTTGATGAGGCTTGCGGCGCGAATGTCTTCGGCCAGCTCGAAGGCCCCGACCGCGCTGCCGCCTGGGCTGTCGATATCGAGCACAATGCGCTCCACCAGCGGATCGCTGATGGCCCGGTTGATCTGGCTGCGCAGGTCCTCGTAACTGGTCATGGTTTCGCAGGCAGCCAGATGGCTGCCCCGGCTGACGAGCACGCCACTGACCGGGATGACGTCGATGCCGGTCTGCAGGATCGACTGACGGCGGCGATCCTGTTCAAGGCTTTCCTGATGCTCGCGGTCATCGTCATCGAACATCAGCCGGGTTCCCGCCGCCCCCATGTTGAGGTTGGTGATGTTCAGGCTCATGGTCTGGTTGGCCCAGCGCACGGCCAGGTCGAGCATGTCGGGTGTGGTCAGCAGCGGCTGGTTGAACAGCAGGCTGGCAGCACGCAGGTGTTGTTTCATGCGGCAAGCATCCTGAGGATGTCGTCGCGCTGCTGCTCCAGCTGGGCGCGGACATCTGGGTTTTTCGGGTCGGGCAGCCCGTGGGCCACGTCGGTCATGTTGAGCGGTTGCAGGTAGCTGTCGCCGTTGGCTACAGGCGGCATGTTTTCGAGGCGGCGGATGTCGTTGATCGACAACCAGCCCCACTGCCGCCCGACCGCATAGGCGTCGTAGCGACTTTTCTGGTCGCCGCGCAGCAAGCCGGACAGGTTGAACTCGATGAAGTAGTCCTTGCGCTCGGCAGGCAGCAGGAAGTCACGCATCATGGCCTGCTCGTGCCGCTTGACCCACGGCATCAGGGCAAAGATCACGTACTGGATGAGCAGTTGTTCCAGGCTGTTGTAGCTGGCCTTTTCCAGGTCGTTGACCATGTGCGGCGGGATCTTGTAGATCCGCGCGATGTCCAGGCCGGTGGCTTTGAGAATGCCCAGCAGTTCCGAGTCGACGTTGCTCATCGACACCGGTTTGAAGGTCATGCCTTCCTGCAGCATCGCGACTTTCTTGGCGTTATCTATCCCGGCGAACTTCTCGCCCCATTGATCAAGGATCCGGTCGATGCTGGCCCGGTCCTTGATGGGCGGCGACTCACGTGGACGCTCGATCACCCCGCTGACGGCGGTGCCGTTGGCAAATGACTTGCCCGTGTACTGCCGCACTGCCTGGGCCAGCCCCACTGCGTCGGCATGCAGCTCGATGGGCGACAGGCCGGTGTAGTGGTTTTTCGTGTGCCAGCGCACGTGATGGATCAGCCGCATGGGCAATGGATCCTGCCCGCCAATCCGATAACAGGGCAGCATGTCTGCGCCCTTGAGCACCACCATTCGGTCGTTGTGCAAGGGGTACAGCGCCTTGACCGAGCCGTTGTCGTTGCGCTCGATGAAGCTGTAGGCGTTGCCCCGTACACCGACTGCCAGTTGACTGTATTCGCGGTACTCGTACGGCGTTTGCCACGGGTTGGGCTGGTAGCGAAGCACGTCATACAGCGGATGATGAATGGCCTGCTCGCGCTTGCCCTCGCCAAGACGCCGGTACAGCTCCAGCGGCAGTTGCGCCACGCTCTCCGCCAGCAACGTCACGCAGTTCTGGAACACGGTCAGTGCCATGGCGCTATCAGGCGTTACGCTGACGCCCGCGCTGGACCGGCTCGATCCGATCAGGCTCTGCCAGAAACCTGACGAGCCGTCCGAAATCACGCCGTCGCCGGGGCCGAGCTGTTTGCTGAAGAACATGGTCAACCGCTCCCTGAAGCGTGTTTACGCGGTACACGGGCCGCTGCCCGGTCAGCCAGCAATGACCAACCGAGCAAACCGAATCCAGCCACAATCAAGGCTGTCGGTGTGTGGATCAGGGCCACCCCGCCGATCAGCAGGCCGAAGCCCAGCAAACCGGCGAGCCAGGCCGCCCAAGCGATGAGATTCATATGCCTGTTCCTTCGTCGTAAATGGATGTGCCGCTGGTGACCTTTCCTGATCCGCTGATGCCGGTGGCCATGATTGCCGCCACGACGCCATCGATACGACCAGTGGCCTTCGCCTTGTCAGCCTTGCGGTTGTTCGCCCCATCAGCCGTGATCACCGCGTTGCCAGCGCACCAGGTCATGACCGGGTTGCAGTCGTGACGCAGGGTCTCGACGGTTTCTGTGGTGACCTGCTCACCGGCTTCGGGATCAGCGGCAGCCTTAATGCCCAGCAACCGCCGTTCAAACTCGTCCACGGCTGGCCCCATCGATTGGAAGCCCTGGCCGAACTTCACCAGCGGCGGCAGGGTTACGCCGTGTTCGTCCATCAACTGGATGAGGTCTTCGATACGCCAGCGGTCGAACGCGATGCTGCGCACGTCGAAGTAATCGCAGATGGTCTGCATGCGACGCAGCACATGCAGTTTGCTGATCGCCCTGCCTGGGGTGGTTTCCAGATCACGCGATTTGATCCACACCGAGTACGGCACTTTGTCCCGTCGCTCGCGCTCGTCGAGCTGGAAGTCCGGAATCCAGAAGTACGGCAGCAATCGCCAGTGCGGATCCTCGTAGGTCGGGTAGAACAACAACACGAAGGCCGTGAGGTCGGTGGTACTCGACAGGTCGAGCCCGCCGACGCAGGGCCTGTTGCGCAGCATCGACATCGGGACGCGTTCACCCGCTTCGCTCCAGATGTCCCACGAGATCCACGGCGACGTCGCTTGCGTCCATTCGCAGAAATTCAGGCGGCGCGTGGTCGCTTCCTTACTGGGCATGCCGCGTGCATCTTCGACCTGTTCACGCAGGTACTGCCGACCGGGAATGCCGTCGGTCTGCCCTTCCTGGATGAAGTCCAGGCTGGGATTGACCTTTGCCCAGCAGGATTCGTCCTTGAACGGGTCGTCACCCTTGTCGAGGCTGCAGATGAAGGCGAAAAACGAGTCGTTTTCAATCTCGCCCTTGCAGACCCGCACGCCCATTTCATGGTGCGCCCAGCACACGGTGTTTTTGTCCGAGCCGCTGTTGGTGATCATCACGATCAAGGCCTGACGACGGCTCTTGGTACCGGCGCGAACCATGTTCACCACCGTGTCGTTGCGGTGTTCGTGAATCTCGTCCAGCAGCGCTACGTGGGGTCG